GGGCGGTCTCCCGTTTTGTTCCCGCCGACGATCTTTTGGTTCCGTACAATGCGACCGATCTTTCGTCGGCTTCCCGCGTTACGCACGTCATTCGCATGAACACGAACGATGTCAGGAAATTTCAAGCTGCCGGCTTCTATCAGGACATAGAACTCCTTCCTTATGACGACGACAACGAGCTTCGTGAGAAGGAGCGGAACCTCGTCGGTATCGAAAAGACCGGTGGTGACGAACAGGATTGCACCCTTCTCGAGGTGCATACCGACCTTGATTTGCCCGGTTTCGAGCATGAAAGTCCCTTCGATGGGGAAAAGACGGGAATCAAGCTTCCCTATATCGTCACCATAGACGAGGGGAGTTCAAAGATTCTGGCGCTTCGCCGTAACTGGCGCGAGGGCGACGAGTTTTACCGCAAGATCCAATACTTCTCCCATTACAAGTTCCTTCCGGGGCTGGGCTTCTACGGTTTTGGCCTGTTGCACATGATTGGCGGTCTTGGCCGTTCCGCGACCTCCATTCTGAGGCAATTGATTGATGCGGGTACTCTGGCAAATCTTCCAGCTGGGTTTAAAGCTCGCGGCATTCGTATCCGCGATCCTGATGAGCCTTTGTCTCCTGGCGAGTTCCGCGACATTGATGTTCCTGGGGGCGCTTTGCGGGAAAGTATCCTGCCGCTTCCGTACAAGGAGCCTAGCCAGACGCTGATGGCGCTTCTCGGTTTCGTCGTTGATGCCGGTCGCCGTTTCGCGGCGATTGCGGATCTACAGGTTGGGGATGGAAACCAGCAAGCGGCAGTAGGGACGACCGTTGCGCTTCTCGAGCGTGGCTCGAAGGTGATGTCGGCAATTCACAAGCGGCTTCATTACGCGCAGAAGCAAGAGTTCCGGATGCTTGCGCGAGTGTTCATGGAATCGCTTCCCCCGATGTATCCGTACAATGTTTATGGCGCGGAAGCGTCCATAAAACAGGCTGATTTCGATGATCGTATCGACATTATACCGGTGTCGGACCCGAATATTTACTCCATGTCGCAACGGCTTGCTCTGGCGCAGACCCAGTTGCAGCTGGCGCAGACGAATCCCCAGATGCACAATCTCTACGAGGCGTATCGCAGGATTTACGAGGCCATAGGGGTTCACAATATCGAGGCCATTTTGCCGGCGCCAACGCCGCCGCAACCGACCGATCCGGCCATCGAAAACGCTAAATCCATCATTCAGGAGACTTTGCAGGCGTTTCCGACACAGGATCATGATGCCCACATGACGGCGCACATTATCTTCATGAAAACGCCGATTCCCGCCTCGACACCGCCCATTTTTGCACTTTTGCAGGCGCATCTTTGCGAGCATGTGGCCTTCAAGGCCCGTGGCGTTGTCGATGCCGAAATGAGGATGGCGATGGAGCAGGCCATGCGTACGGGACAGCAACCGCCTCAAATGGATATAGAGGCCCGCGTGGCCGAATTGATCGCCCAGTATACGGAAGAGGTCATGGCCGCTCTGATGCCGCCAGCCGAAGGTGAGGTTGATCCGCTGGTCGAACTTCGCTCCAAGGAACTGGATATCAAGGCCATGGATATGATGCGTAAAGCCGACGAGTTCTCCGAGCGTCTGTCTTTTGAGACTCAACGTGAAGACGAACGCCAGGACATCACCCGGGAGAAGATCGATTCCCAGGAAGATATCGCGTTGTTACGTGCCGAGGTCAATCGCGAGCGCATTAATCAGGGTACTGCTGGAAGAGGAGAATAACTATGGCAACACGTAAACGTCCCGGTACGCCTAGAGACTATATAGGCGGTATTCCGGAGCAGGGTTATGTTCCCAGAGGTGGTGGTTATTCTAGGAAGACAAGGGACGTACCTGCGGGGGATTCAGGAAAAACGGTGCGGTCAAGGCGGTCAGATTCTCCGGGGGTGGGTCGTCGTACCGCACAAGAACGAAAAGAGTTAATGGAAAGAACTAAAGAGAACAGAAGGAAAATAAAAGAGGCTGACGAAGCGGCTAAACGCTCTTCTACAACAGTTCCAAAGAAAAAGGCGTCTCCCACAACTCAAGAAGAAATTAGCGCGGTTAGAAAAGGCCGTCGGGAGATGAGCCGTAAAATAGAAGGCGCTAAACAAATACAAGGTCCGAAAAGAAAAACACCTGCGGGGCAGAAAGGTATGTTGCTGCCAGGAAAAGGGGAAACCGTATTAAGAAATAAAGGTGGATATGTCCAGACCAATCAAGCAGTACTCAGCGACCTGAAACGTAATGATGGCGGAAAAGCCCGGAAGATAAGGGTGTTTTAGGTTGATTCAACAACGCATTGCCGGAAGAGGAGAGTAGCCATGAGGGGTAAGACCGCGACCACTCAAGTGGTGACCCCTAGAAAGACAAGGGCCAAGGGGCTGCGGACCCCACCAGTACACATGGGACAGCTTCCGGGGACGAGTAAAACGGGGAAAATGCCGAGGCTCAAGGCGAAGACTAAATTCAGGAAGGCCGCGAAGACGAATCCGTGGTCAAGCTATGCTAAGTTATTCTAATGCCCATCCGTAAAGTCAAAGGCGGCTGGACTTTTGGGGGGCATGTGTTTAAGAGCCTTGATAAGGCCAAGAAGTCATACAAGGCGTATCTTGCCAAGAAGCACAGTACGAGGAAGAGGGCGTGATGTTTCACGTGAAACAGTATGGCTAGGAAAAGTATGATCGGTCAGATGTCCAAACAGATGGATATTCCCAGGAAGGAAGCAGGTGGTCTCATGGCCAAGGCGAAGAAGATGAACGAGTCGGCTAGAACGATTTCTGATGCTGATCGGGAACGTGTAAAGCGAATACGAAGCGACAAAACAATTTCTGATGCTGATCGGGAACGTATGTTGCGGAGAATATTTGGCGAAGCGGACAGAAGAATTTCTGATGCTGACCAGTGGGAACAAATAGACAGTGGATATCGTGCCCGTGCTGCTGGTGGTGGCAGAAGAATTTCTGATGCTGATCGTGCCCGTGCTGATCGGGAACGTATGGCTATTAGCAGAGCGCAAGCTGGTGGTTTCAAGGAAGGTGGTCATGTGGTTGCCATCAGCGTGTACAACGTGACCAAGGGCTCCGAGGATGTTCCCGTGGAGTGGGGTCGCAAGAAGCTTGATCGTGGCACCGAGAAGCTGATTCAGGGCACCGAGTCACAGGTCCGCGGTCGTTACTTCAATGACAATGATGGAAAGGGGACTTTCTGATGGCTGAATCAAAAGCTGTATCTGATGGCTGATCGTAGGTATCTAAGAGATATTAAACCTGATACGACTTGGAAACAGTTTAGTAAGAAACATCCCAATGCTGGAATTACAGAAGAAGATTTTAAAAAGTTAATACCACCACCCGGGTTTGAATGGCACAAAGGGCCTAAATACAAGAAAACGTATGGAGGTTGGGAACGAACAGAAAGAGAAGTTAAAATGGGTGGTATTATACGTTCAACATCTGCTGATCGAGACGCAGAAGGAGAATACTTGCATCGCAACGATGGCGGTATCGCCAGAAAGACGAGGATATTCTAATGCCTATCGTGAATGGAAAGAGATACCCGTACACCGAAGAGGGTATTGAGGAAGCGGTTACTGCTACGCGTTTCGCGGGGGGAGGGACCGCTCAAGAGGACCCTGTGTCTCAGGCTTCTGTAAATGAGGCTATGGGAATTCGTTTAACGCCACCCACGGGAACGCCAGGTGACAAGGATGATAGAGAAAGAGCCGACAAGATTCTGGATCGGGCAACGTCCGAACAAAATGAGACGGCCCGTAAGGTGTTTGGTATTCCTGATGGAATGAACATGGGCGGCGTAACGCGTGATGAACTGGGCTACATGCATGGCGGCATGAAGTTCAAGAAACGCGGGGCCATCAAGTATTCCACAGGCGGCGCCGTCAAAGGTAAAGGATTTGCGGGCACTTTCTAGGAATGTCGGATCCGACCACCTTTGCTTACTCTATTCTGAAAGCCATACAGTCGCGTATCGAGCTTACTCAGAATGCGATTCTTCAAGGGGGACCGAGGAATCTGGAGGACTACAAGCAACTCGTTGGCGAACTCAAGGGACTTGAATTTTGTGAACAGGAAATCAGGGATATCCTGCAATCTTCGGAGGAAGAATGACTAAAACTCTTTTTGTACCTGATCATGTAGCAGCGGCCCATAAAAACGCTGTTGCTGCTGATGCCTATGTAGACAAGGAAGAGAAGGTTCTGGACCCCGCTCTTCTTGAGAAGAAACTTAGCGAGAGACTTCCGCAGCCCACTGGCTGGCGCCTTCTTGTTATGCCCTACATGGGAAAGGCAACGACTGAGGGGGGCATTCATATCCCTGATGCGGTTCGTGACCGGGAAGCTCTGGCAACGGTAGTTGCTTATGTTTTAAAGGTAGGTCCCTTGGCCTACAAGGATAGCTCAAGATTTGGCGACGACGACTTATGGGGTGATATGCCATCACCCGGTTTTGTTGCTGCCTGGTGCAAAGAAGGCGACTGGGTGTGTATAGGCCGGTATGCCGGCGCCCGGTTCAAGATTGATGGCGGCGAAGTCCGTATCATCAATGACGATGAGGTCATCGCGACCATTCTGGAACCGGATGACATAAAACACATCTAGAAATAAACCATGGAGAGAGACCATGCCCCAAGAAACCCCGATTGACGTTGGAGATCTGGAAGAAAAAGCCGTTAGTGTGAAACTTCCGCCCGAACCATCTGAAGAAGAGAGCCTTGCACCTGCATCTGAGCCCGCCCCCGAGGTTGAGGCGTCTTCCGAACCCGATGACGAACTCGAGGATTACAGTACAAGTGTTCAGAACCGTATTAGCAATCTGACGAAACGATTCCGCGAGGAAGAGCGCCAGAAACAGAGCGCCATCCAGTATGCGGAAAACGTCAATAAGGAAAACGAGGCACTGAAGAACCGGATTGGCGCCTTGGATCAGGGTTTTCAGGAACAATTCGATGGACGGGTTTCCAGCGAACTCGAGACAGCAAAGAGAATTCTTAAAGAAGCCCATGAAACGGGTGATATAGACAGATTGGTGGACGCACAGGAAGCGTTGGCCAAACTCAGTGTGCAGAAAACCCATCTTGATGCTGCGAGAGCGGCCCCGCCACGGCAACAGGCCGCACCACAGCAGCCAGCCGCGCCGGAACCGGCCCCGCCACCTCAACAAGCGGCTCCTGATCCCAAGGCAGAAGCCTGGGCCTCTCGAAATGACTGGTTTGGTCAGGACGAGGTAATGACATACGGGGCCTTTGGTATTCACCGCGGTCTTATTGAAGATGAGGGCCTTGACCCTGCATCTGATGAATACTATTCTGAGCTTGATAAGAGAATGAGGACCGAATTTCCCAATAAATTCGATTCTAAGACTAGGTCAAACGGGGGAAGAAAGGTTGCGTCAGCCGAATCTTCCGCATCCCGCAACAGAAGTGGACGGAAAACTGTGCGGTTAACACCTTCACAGGTTGCTATTGCGAAGAGGCTTAATGTGCCACTTGAAGAATATGCAAAATATGTGAGGGACTAACCATGACTATTGAGACCACAACTCACCAGAAGTCTACGAGAACGCCGAGAGCTAATGAAACCCGTGCAAAGGAAGCACGCCGAGAACCTTGGAAGCCCCCGTCCGTGTTGGACGCACCACCTCCTCCCGAAGGATATAGACATCGATGGATTCGGGCCGAATACATGGGTATTGACGACCGCAAGAACATCTCTGCTCGCTCCCGCGAGGGATGGGAACTGGTACGCGGTGAGGAATTCCCTGATTTCGATATTCCGACCGTTGATGACGGCAAACATGCCGGTGTCATAGGTGTAGGTGGCCTTCTGCTTGCAAGAGTTCCCATTGAGATCGTTGAGGAACGCAACGAGTACTATCGTGGCATGACTCAAGATCAAATGACGGCTGTTGATAACGACCTTGCGCGTGAGCAACATCCGGCGATGCCGATTAGCAAACCTGATCGGCAATCTCGTGTAACTTTTGGAGGTCCCCAAAAAGAAGGGGACTAGGAGATGTAGATGGCTAACTCAAATGGAAGTTTTGGCCTTCGTCCCCTAAGTAAGTTGGGGTCAGGGGCTAATTCCACGGGGGTGTCTGCCTACTCGATGTATGAGATTGCAAACGGCAATACCAACAAGATCTATCACGGTTCTCCTATTATACCCCTTTCCACGGGGTATATTGATATTGTAGGAGCGACTGATGGTGGCACTGTTGCGATGCTGGGTGCTTTCCAAGGCTGTGAGTATGTAGATTCCACCACAGGCAAGACTGTCTGGAAAAACTATTGGCCTGGTTCCGGGGCCGACAGCAACCATCCCGTTAAGGCGTTTGTTGCTGACGATCCCAGTCAATTGTTTGTAATTGCGACGGACGCTACTTGGACCAGTAAAGCTACTGCCCGAGCGGCTGTTTTCGCAAATGCAGACTTTTCCACGGCTACAACGGGTACTGATGCCACGGGTGTTTCCCTGT